ACCAACAACGTATGAGCGAATTGCGACTATGGGCACTGCAACATTATGGAAGATTATCATGTTAGCGTGGTCATATGAAAATAATTTGGCAATACCTGCAAAAGATTCTAAACGACCATTCACGGGTGGGTTATCTCGTTTATTAAATGTGGGTTATGCAAAGAACATTGTAAAGTTTGACTACTCATCCTTATATCCATCAATTCAATTAGTATATGATGTGTTTCCCGCTTGTGATGTTATGGGTGTACAGAAATCTATGTTGAAGTATTTCCGTAACATTCGTATTAAGTACAAACATCTTGCCGGTGAATTGAAGGATAGTGACCCCGTTGCTGCTGAGATGTACGACCGTAAACAATTACCAATTAAGATTTTCATCAACGCATACTTTGGTTCATTATCTGCACCACATGTATTTCCTTGGGGTGAGATGGATTCGGGTGAAACGATTACTTGTATCGGTCGTCAATGTCTTCGTATGATGATTATGTTCTATATGAAAAAAGGATATAAACCACTTGTAATGGATACGGACGGTGTAAACTTTGAAACACCTGAAAGTGCTGCAGATGCCGTATACATTGGTAAAGGTCTTAATGAACTTGTTAAGGAAGGTAAAGAATATCGTGGTATTGAAGCACACACCGCCGAATTCAATGATATCTTTATGCGAAACGAAATGGGTCTTGATATTGACTACACCGCACCATCTTGTATTAACGTATCTCGTAAGAACTATATCATCAAGTTGATTAAGAAAGGTAAAGAGAAAATCAAATTGACCGGTAACACCATTAAATCAAAGAAGTTACAACAATATGTTGTGGAGTTTTTGGATGAGGGTTTAAAGTACTTGTTGAATGGTGATGGTTTATCATTTGTTGAGTTGTATTATGATTATGTGGAAAAGATTTACAATAAAGAGATTCCATTATCAAAGATTGCCAATAAGGCTCGTGTTAAACAATCGATTGATGAGTATAAGAAGTATGTAAAGAAAACCACTAAATCGGGGTCTCTTATGTCAAGACAAGCACATATGGAATTAATCATGATGAGTGATTATCCCGCCGGTCTTGGTGATACCATCTATTATGTGAATAACGGTGAAAAGAAATCTTCGGGTGATGTTCAGAAAATTACAAAACCCACAAAGAAACAACAAGAAGAATTCACTGCAAAAAACGGATACCCAATGCCGGATGGTTATATTGAAGTTAATTGTTATATGATTGATGAAAAGGAGATTACAAATAATCCCGATTTATTGGGTGATTATAATGTTCCTCGTTATTTAACAAACTTTAATAAACGTGTGGAACCTTTATTAGTTGCGTTTAGTCCAAGCATTCGTGAAGACATTCTTATTGAAGACCCTAAGGATAGACAATACTTTACCAAGTTACAATGTGAACTTGTTAATGGTCATCCACTTAAAGAAAGTGGTCAAGATAAGTTTGATGAGGTTATGACCTTATCGGATAGTGAGGTTGTCTTTTGGAATAAAGTAGGTCGTGACCCATTCTTTATGTATGTTGAAGATAGTTTGGAGCTTGCCGACCAATATTGGGTAGACCATAATAGAAAGGTTCTACTTTTACAAGCAGAGAGTACTGTAAGTAATGAAGACGAAATTATCGGGAATACCGATACTGATGCAGTGTTACACGCAGTTGAAGTTTAGAACGATGTAATTGGAGTTTGGAATGCTCTATATTTCAATGACTTATTAAGATTTTCAGCCTCGGCACCTTTTCTTTCGAGAAGTTTGTCGGGGCGAAGTCTTTCAAGTCTTGCCATTAATTCTTCAACCAATTTAGATTTTTCATCTTTACCTTCTGTAAGTAATGAAGTGTAATCTAATTTTAATTCAGAATCAGGAACTTTAAGGTCTCCACTGAATTTACCCCAAATTCTACCTAAACCTTCTTTGGAATATGCAATAAGATATTTTCTAACCCAGTTTTGTGCGGGTTGATTTAAGTCAGACCATTTTAATTCTTCTGTTTGTACATCCGATGGTAATCTAATAATATCTTTATTTTTAGCAAGACACTCATCTCTATCTTTAGTGTTAGTATCATAATACCAATACCAAACTTGGTAATTGTTTGATTGTGTTGAACCAAAGTCAAATCTACCACCCGGCACATTATATAAGTGTACAATTTTGGTACCTTCAGGACCCGCAGTAATTCTATATGTTAAATCTCCACCAATTAATCTATTCTTGATACTTCTATCTTGCATTCTCAATAAAAGGTCGTTAGCAGGCATCATAAAATAAGAACCCGCAGAACCAATTTGTGCAAAACCACCAATACCTCCAAAACCTACACCACCTATACCACCAAATCCACCTAAAAATGGGTCAATAATGGAATCTGTCAATTCAGCACGTGTAAACCATAATAACTCATTGATTTCACGACCTGCAGGTAAAATATATGTTTGTGTACCACCTGAAACGGTAAAGAAGTCTTTTTTCAATTCACTATCACCACCTGTCTGTAATCCGACGATTTTAGAATATGCATGTGTAAATTGAGTTTCATAATCTAAACTTCTTGTTGTGAATGCTCGTGTTAAAGATGCCGTGTCCAAGTTTAATCCGGCAAGTGCGGACCATTGTGATTCGATTAACCAATCTGATACGTATTGCTCGTATTCTGATAAAGATAATTCCAAAAAAGTATCCATTTGTTCTTCGGTAAGTTCAATACCACGAACAGGCATACCTAATAAATGAAACACTTGAGTGTATAACTTATCTTTTTCTTCGGTAGTAATAATTGATGATGCCATAATTGATTTATTCTTATAAATACTTTATATTTAAGATATGAACAAGATATTAATAGAACTTTTTGAAATTGGTGGTAGGTACAATTATGAATTCTCCTATAAAATGGGTGAGGGTGAAAATAGTGCGAGTGTTGATTTAGAGGGTAAAAAGATTGAAGTCTTTATTGGGAACCCAAAAGATGAAAATTTAAATGAATTATTAAAAGGTGTTTTAAATGAATTAAAAGACTTTCTGTTTAAATAAGTTGCTTTAATAAGTCTTTACCAAAAGTTTCAGAATATTCACCGTCACCCATAACTTGGTCAATGACACCTTTTTTCTTCTGTAGAATATTATAGATAATTTTTTCAATAGTATTCTCAAATACAGGATAGTAAACAAGTACACTATTTTTCTGTCCATATCTATACGCTCTATCTTCACCTTGAGAGTGGTCTGCAGGTACAAATGATAAGTCATTCATAATAACAACCTCAGCGGCAGTTAATGTAATACCAACACCCGCAGCTTTAATATTTCCTATGAATACCTTTATTTTATCATCGGTTTGAAATCTATCAACATTTTCCTGACGTTTATCTTTATGCATACGTCCGTCAAGTGTTACTGAGTTCTTTTTATATTTCTCATGTAACATATCCAATGTCATAGTAAAATTGGTTAAAACAATAACCTTTTTACCCTGTTCAATACATTTGTCAATTATTTCACAAGTATATGGAATTTTTTCGTAAGAAATTAATTGTCTAATTTTCATTAAACGATTTAATGTAACTGTAATGGTTTCATCATTCTTTTTATCATTGGTGATACGTGCAAATTCTTCTAATTCCTCATCGTACATTTTACTATTAAGTTCAACGAATACCGGTGTAACAATTTTTTCAGGTAAATCAAGAATGTCAGTTTTCATTCTACGAAGAACTAAATTCTTTGTTCTTTCACGAAGTTCATCTAAATTACTTGCACCGTTTGTATTCCATACTTTACGATTACCAACTCTAAATTGATAACCGGCACAATATCTACGAACATATGATTGCCAATTTAATGTTAACGGAGATTCAACAATCTTTAATAAGTTGAAATAGTTAATTGGCCTTGATGTCATAGGTGTACCTGTTAATAACCAAACTTTTGGGATTTGGTCAAGTACGTCATTTAACAATCTTGTTCTGTTTGCGGTTGCATTTGAAATGTAGTGAGCTTCATCTACGATTGCCAAGTCAAAACCGGCATTAACCAATAACTTATAGTCATCACTATCTTTAGAATTATCTGTCGAGTGGTAGTTTTTAATGATATCATAGTTAATAATATAAAAGTCAAATGTCGAACCCCATTTACGTCCTTCGACAATTAGTACACGTCGGTCTGAGTAGTTCTTAATCTCTCTCTCCCAGTTTATTTTCAATGAAGCGGGACATACTATCAAAATCTTTTTTGCTTCACTCTCAAGAGCTCCAATAACTGCGGACGTTGTTTTACCAAGTCCCATGTCATCAGCCAAAATGAATTTATTATTTGCTAATAGTTTTTCGATGGCAATTTTTTGGTGGTCCATTGGTGGACGACTACCATATTTTGAATAATCAATTACACGATTTAGTTTCTTTTCTTCCTGCATAATAGCGGCCTTTGGTAACCACATAGCACTAAGTTGTTCGTTTTCAAATAATTTACCCCAAATGTGATACGCCTTATCGGATTCACATAATAACTTTTCACACCAAATTTTTTCGGGTACTGTTGGTAGTAATTTATCGTCGGCAAGTTTTTCACCAAATGTACTCACAATGTTAATATATTTTCTTGCAACCTTTGGTACCACAGTATGATATTTTTGTACATATTCTGATTGTGGTCGTGTAAGTTTAAAACTTTTAAGCTCTGTGAATTTTTTCTTCCAATCTAATAATTGATTATTAGACCCTTCATATGATAAAAGTATATTTCTCGCCTCTATTTCGGGAATCATTATTTCCATAATTTATAATATAAATAATAAGTTCGTAAAAATCTACTATTTATAAGGATATGGAAAACAAATTACCAATCACAAGACTATCTAAATTCCTTTCAAATGATGATTTTGATTTGAACGTCCAAATGGGTTCAGAGTATCTACATGGAGATTTGAATATGAAGTTGGTTTTATATCGTGTTGATACAACAAGAACTACGACTGACGACGTGTATGGTGAGGTTGGTAAAGACCAAATCAAATATTTTCCACCTGTTGAATTTAACGGATTGGTTAAAATAGATGCACCAACAAACAAATCATATAAAACGGGATTGATAAAATTTAATGAGCCAGGTAACATTACAATATCAGTTTATATCAAACATTTACAAGAATTGGGTGTAGATATAAAGTATGGTGATTTTATTGGATACGCAGAATCTGAAGATAGAGTAAGATATTATCAAGTTACTAACGATGGTAAAGTAGTTTCAGATGGAAAACATAGTATGTTTGGTTACAAACCATTCTACAGAACAATAACATGTGCACCGGCACAAGAAACTGAATTTAGAGGAGTATAAAATGGCAATACCTAAAAGAAAAAACAATATAGAAGTATATGGTGCAAACAAAGATGTGTACAGTGCACCTGTTAGAAGACAAGAATTATTGGATAGAATAACTAAATCCGACACATTCTTACCTGATTCTATATTGCATGATGATTTAGATTTAGGTATGTTGGATTTCATTAAGGAAAACTTTAAAATAGTTTCAGATGGTGAACAAATACCAATCATTCCAAAAATTTTAACCATACAAAGATGGGCGGAGTTAGAAAATAGTTGGGAATTTGTTGATGAGGATAGAAATATAAAGTTACCATTTATTGCAATTATTAGACAACCTGATGTTCAACCCGGTACAAATCCTGTAACACAAAGAACAATTCCTGATAGAGATACTTTCTTTTATGCGTCTGTTCCAACTTGGAATGGTACACAGGTTGGTGCCGACATATATAGAATACCACAACCTGTTGCCGTTGATATTAGTTTCGAGGTAACAATTGTATGTACAAAGTTTAGAGAATTGAATAAGTTTAATCAAAAAGTTTTACAAAAATTCTCATCTCGTCAAGCGTATACAACGGTAAAAGGTCATTATATCCCAATAGTTTTAGATAGTGTTAATGATAGTACACCATTAGATACTATAGATGGCCGTAGATATTATGTACAAAATTACAAATTCACAATGTTAGGTTTCTTAATTGATAGTGATGATTTTGAAATTAAACCAGCAATTAGTAGATTCTTTTTATTAAACGAGTTTGCAAGAGAAGGTGCACCTAAGAGAAAATCTCTTAATAGAGATATTGATGTAACAATTGTAAGTTTTCCCGCCGATGGTATTCAGACACAATTTAGTGTGGGTGAAAGTATTGGTGTTTTATTTAGTGTATCGGTTAATGGTTTGTTACAAGAAAAAAATGTCGATTATTACCATATTGCATATACATCTAAAGTTACATTTGATACTCCACCATCAGATGGTAGTACTGTGACAATTACATATTATAAGGGTAGACAAAATACAATTGTAATAGACAATTATGGAAACATTTTACAAGTTTCAACGGAATATTTTGATTATGATGGTTCATCATTAATATTTGAATTAAATAATCCTATTAATAGTATTGTTTCAGTTGATATTAACGGTCTTCAAGAAGAGGAAGGTTCGGGTTATGATATTGATGGTATAAGAAATATTAAATTGTTAAGTGCACCTTATTTAGGTTCAAGAATTGGTGTAACTTATTTATTCTAATCACCGTAGATATCTTTCTTTTTGGGTTTACAATAATCTTCAATCCACCTTTCTAAAACTTTATAAATTTTTAATCCATTTTTTTCACAGTGGTTTTTTAACATCTCATGGTGTTTTTCACTGATTTTTACGTTTTTAGATTTGTTTTCTTCCATAAAAGATAAATAAAGATAGAAAAAGATAATTTACTATCTTTTATGTGAAAAGTATCGAAATCTTTGGTAAAAACAAAGATATTTATAATAAAACTAATAAAAAAATTTTAACCAAACATTAATCAATGGCAAATTCAAACAGAGTATTCGTTTCTCCCGGTGTTTATACATCCGAGAAAGACTTAACATTCGTAGCGCAAAGTGTCGGAGTAACAACATTGGGATTAGTTGGTGAGACATTAAAAGGTCCAGCATTTGAACCAATTTTAATTTCTAATTTCGACGAATTCAAAACTTATTTTGGTGGAACGTCTCCTGAGAAATTCGGAAACAACAATCCAAAATATGAGTTACCTTACGTAGCAAAATCTTATTTACAAGAGTCAAATCAATTATTCGTAACAAGAGTACTTGGTTTAACTGGATATAAACCTAATATTACTTTAGGTATCACAACATTAGGTGGATTTTCACCGGTAGTTGCAACAGGTGCGACGTTGGAAGACCAATGGTTGGATAATGTGATTACAGGTGTAACTGAAAATATGGACCCAAATCCATTATCAGGATTTACAGGTAGTACATATTATGCTGAACTTTCAACTAAGATGGCTTTTGATGGTAGTACCGTAACTGACTACATTTATGAAACATATAGTGGTCTAACAGGTAATACTGGTCTATGGTTTGCAATTGGGGTTATCCCAACTGCTGAAATTCCGACAGGTACTGAAGTGGTATCACCAATGACGGGTGCAAATTATGCATCATCAACATATAATAAAAACTGGTATAACACATATAACGATGGTACTGACACGGTTTATTCATACTTATTTGAATGGAGTAGTGGTGCTAATATTTTTAACGTAACAAGATTTTCATTTGATGCGGTTTTAAATACAGATTATGATGGAATTGTTGTTACGGCATTAAGACCACGTGGTTCATATGGTGTTACCCAACAATTAAATCTTGAAGTTACTGGTTCAACTCAAGTATCGATTTCTGATAATACGGGTTTTGATTTATCAACTAATCCATTAGGTGAGTTTGTAATTAACGTAACAGGGGCAACCGTTACGGGTGGAACTTCATTCGTATGTTCATTAGACACATCATCTTCAAAATACATTAAGAAAGTATTAGGTGGAAAAGTATTCGATAAATCGGCTTCTGATTTCCCGTTATATGTACACGAAGTTTATCCAAAATTATTGGCAACCGCTTTTGAAAAAGGATATATTAGAGGTTTAGATGTTTCATCTTTAACAGATACTTCTGAGACAAGTAATTTTGCAACTGAGTGGGATACTACTGTATCACCAATGGTTGTATCTGAGGTACGTGGTGGAAATGTATCCGATTTATTCCAATTACAAACTATTTCAGATGGTGAAGACGCTAACTTCCAATTGAAAATTTCTGTAATTAACATTAATTTAGACACGGCGGAATTTGATTTATTAATTCGTGATTATGGTGATACCGACGAAAATATGGTGGTATTAGAGAAATATTCAAGATGTTCAATGAATCCTGAGGCGACCGGCTATATTGGTAGAAAAATTGGTACTTCGGATGGTGATTATGAATTACGTTCAAAATATGTATCAATTATTTTAGCTGACAATCATCCAACAGATGCAATACCGGCAGGTTTCAAGGGTTTTAGTTCATTCACCAATGATAATGGTAATACATTAGGTAGTGTACTTTTTAAAACACAATATTATGATGCGGGTGATGTAACAGGTTACAGTACATCAGGTGTACCAAATACTACAAGTGGAGATAAAGTTAAAAAGGTAATGTTAGGATTGTCTACACAGGTTGGATTTGATAGTGACTTATTGAAATTCAAAGGAGTAAGTGGGGATACGGTAACTTATGGTTTCCATTTATCATCTAACGCAGCAACAATAGGTGAGGCTACTGGTAATACAATACCATCATTTGAGTTCCAAACAACACCATACGATTTAGAAGGTCAAACAGGTACAGATAATAAATTAACAAATATCAATTATCGTAAATTTACATTTGCATTGTTTGGTGGATTTGATGGTTGGGATATCTATAGAAACACAAGAACAAATACAGATGCATTTGTTTTAGGTAGAGCGACTTACACAAG